TTGTATTAACAAGACATAGCGCGGCCAATAGCACCAAACACCGCGCCCGAGCTACCTCATTCTTCGGCTCGTCTGCGAGTCTGGAGCGTACCAATGCTGTCAAGTAGCGAGCGTAATTTTGGGCGATTCCAACAGGTTTCGCACACCTGTGGATAAAGCCTGTGGATAACTTAGTCATTGGCTTAACTCAGCAATGCGAGCATCATCAACGATCTTGATTCCAAATGTGCCACAGCTCATGCATTGTGCAAACCATTCATGCGCTGTTAATTCTGCACCTTTCTTGAGGCCATGGCGTTGCTTTGGCTTTCCATAAAGCTTTGAGCAGATCGAACAATCAAACGACAGAATGTGCATAATTACTCCTTTGTAATGTCTCAATGGGTTGCAGATTGATTTGCGGCACCGACCAGTTGTTTTGGGATGGATTGCGATAACGCGGTTTTTTGCACACAGCTACTGGTATCCAGCCCACAATGTGCATCTTTGGTGAGTTGCCTACGACAAGCACGGCAATGTCTCGATCATGTCGATCCGATTCCTGAATCCACAAATTGGATGCTGGATTGGCTGACCATTTAACCTCAATGTGGTCTCCCACATCTGCTCTTGATTTGTCATGTGATTGTCCGGGTTTGTAGTCATAGCCCAATCGCTTTGCTACCACCCATTCAGCTGACATGGCCTCGGCCATCTGGGCCACATACTCAAACCATGATTTTGTTTTTTGCAACCTAGTCTCATGATCACCGGTTTTATTTGTGCAATGTTCAATTGCTGCAAAGTAACATTTGATTTCTTCCATGCGTGTGATCATCTGCAATCACCACAAAACCAAATGATGTTATCTGTTGAGTCATAGCCTTTTTGATAGCCGAATTTGTCAAATTTGGCAAGCTTTGAGCATTTGTCGCATTGTTCGATTTTGTATTCCTCGACAACCTCGCCTTTAAAGTAAAGACGGCCAATCATGCGCTGTGGATTAATGATCTCCATGAAATCACTCATACCTGCGGCTCCCATTTGCCTGTGCTGCGTAATACATACCAACGCGGCGTGCATTGCGTGGCCTTTGTGCGCTCTGTGCAGAAATAGCCGCCCCATGACTTTGGTGATCCGTCATGTGATTGTTTCCAAACCATTTGGCCATGTGAGCATGACGGCAAAGCATCTGGGATCCATGCAGAATCCTCAGCTGTTTCACCTGCCGCATCGACTTGCTCTCTTGTTTGGTAACTCGGCACATCGCCATGTTTTGTTGTCCAGTAGTCATAATCGGCTGCCGGTGTTTCGGTTTTGACCAATTGCATCACCTCTTTGGTGGCCTTTTCCGTGCCGCCCATGACCAAGGCCATCACGCGCATCAAAGCTGATGTGACAGTATCCTCGACAAACCAGCGTTTCATATTGGCGTTATAGGCAGCTTGGTAACCGTACGCATAATCAATGCCTGCCGGCTCGATCTCCGTTTGATTACGCCATGCCGCGGCACGGACAAGGATTGAGCCTTTTTCGGCATCAAAATTGACGATTGTGGCCTCAAGTCGGCCTTCTGGATAAGTCTTGATCCAGCGATCTGTGCGCTCTTTGTTGCCTTCATAGTTATCCAAGAATCCCATCACTTAGCCGCCTTTTGACTAGCTGCGATGTGGCGAGATACAGCCCGACCACGTGTATAGCCTTGTCGCTGGCCTTCTCTGTAACCGACTGAATAGGCCATAACAGCCCACAATGTACCTGCGATCAAACAAGTGATCACAATTGAGATTTCATTCATTTGTAGCTCCCGATTCTGGGAACAGCTAATCCGCTCCCAAAGAAAGAGTGACAGGCACAACCGACAAAATCAAGAATCACGCCTAAATTACGGCGTGTTGCTCTGTTTCTCAATGAGCTGTGTGTATAGATAATCCAAGCGTGCCTCGATGCGAGAGATTTGATCCTTCATACTCGATCCACCATTGGGCATTAATTCGCTCATTACCGATCTGATTATGATCCTCATTGACGAATAAACGGCTGCCAGTATTGCAATGACAAAACCACCAACAGCTGTCCATTCGCCCACGCTCACTTTTTAATACCAAATGTCACATCATTGGGATTGGCCCATCGAGCTAGTACCGGCACAATGCCAGCAACCAAGCCCATTGCCAAATCCTTTGGATTAGTATTTCCGGTCATATAAACAGCTAAACAACCTGCAACCGCGCTTCTTGCCCATGATGCGGCCGCTGCCTTAAATTGCTCCATTATTTTTCTCCTTTTGGTCGATCCGGTAAGTCACCGGCAAACGCTTCATAAGTTGGTCGGCCGTAACCCACCACAAATGATCTCGCTCCCAAACTCCTTGATTTAACCATAACCTCGCCGCCGTTGCGCTGATTTCCGCCGGCAGCTGATGTGTTGCCTTCAATAGTCACAATCTGCTTTTCTGAACAGCGGATCACCAAACCAATGTGATTTATGATTGTTTTGTCATCATCAACAAAATCAAAGAAAACAAAGTCACCGATCTTTGGTGTTGTGTGCCATTGCTTCAATTCTTTAAATGCTGAGGCTCCAACCCGGGTGCTGACTACATTTGGCACCTTGACTCCGGCTTGAGCTGCACACCAATTGAGAAATGATCCACACCATGGCAGCTTGTCGGCTTTCATAAATTTGCCATATTTTGTCTCATTGTTGCCGGTTTCGGCTGTACCAACCTCAGCTAATGCAACCTCAATCAAACGCGGCAAAGTGCCTTGTGGAAATGTCATTCTGTTTCCCATTCCGTCTCCACTATGGGTGCAACAAATTCATCGAGCGTTTCATCGTATGTGTATCCAATACCGGCATAGACACCGCGAAATGTTGCATTGTATGAGGTTTGAACCCATCGCCCACCAAAATGAGCAACGCAAAAATCAATACCTTTTGCTTCCGATTCATTGCCATTATCATCAATTAATTCATTGTTATGAACAACAATCACATTGATCACAATGTTGTTTTCGTCAAGCTCTGCAAAGTGCGCCATTAGAATGTCACCGATCCGCTTCCTGTCCATTGGTAAATTCTGTATCCACCGGATGTTGTGATTGTTGGCGATCCTGTTGTAGATACCGCTAAATCAAAAGTATCTGCATAGCGAATGCAAACAAAACCAGATGAACCATTCCCACCTGTTAGTGCTGTTCCAGACGCACCACCGCCGCCCGAGCCGCGGTTTGCAATCGAAGCACTCGAACCATTAGCGAACACACCGCCATTTCCTGCGCCTGCGCCACCACCTGTTCCACCGCTGCTAGTACCGCCACCACCACCGCCGCCTGCATAAGCGACGCTGCTTCCAGTAATAGAGCTATTAGATGATGTGCCTCCGTTGCCACCATTGTTTCCACTCGGCGCTGAACCTGTGCCACCTTTTCCACCACCGCCGCCAGCTGATGTTCCACCAGTAGCCGCACCGCCGTTACTGCCTTCGCCACTTGTTCCTGTGCCAGCAGTACTTCTACCGCCGCCGCCTGAACCACCATTTTGTCCGACACCGCTGCCCGGTGCTGGGAAATCACAAGAACCTTGACCGCCATAGGTTGATGTAATTGAACTAAAAACAGAATTATTACCATTTCCAGCAGTCGTGTTTGTTGTTTGTCCAGCACCGCCTGCGCCAATTGTGACAGTCAATGGCGAGCCAGCCGCAACGGATAAACCAGTCGCGGTACGCATACCACCCGCACCGCCGCCGCCGCCGCCGCTGCTTCCTGCGCCTGATGTTCCACCACCACCTGCACCGCCAGCAATTACCAAGTATTCAACAGTCGTTGGTGGATTTGTCCGTAATCTACCGCCGTCAATAATTCCCAAAATTGGCATTATGCAATGTCTCCGATCACATACCACAAATCTGTTGCTACCTTGATGCAAGTTAAGGCGGCAAATTGATTACGACATTTTGGCCCGGCTGGTGTTGCAGCATTTGATGAAATTGTTGTTGTTCCCGGTGTTGCGGCTGAAACAGTTACCTGCCCGGCACCGATTTGGATCAAGTTTATTTGTGTGCCAATTGGAAATGCCACGCTTGCATTTGTTGGGATTGAATAAGTTTGTGCAGCTGCATTTGATGCCGTTACCAATTTGCCATTGTCTGTCAATGCAAATGTGTAAGTCGTGCCGGTTTGTGCGTTCAATGCCAGGTTGATGACCGGTGCTGTTAATGTTTTGTTTGTCAATGTTTGCGCTGTGGTCAAATCAGCTGTGACCGCTGTATCAATTGAAACTGTCGGTACTGGGCCAGTTGGTGATGTAACTGTAATACCTGTGCCGGCTGTGATACCTGTGATGTCACCTTGATCATTTGCAATCCAAGTAAAATCCATGTCGGTGTTGCTATTTTTTGCGAGAATTTGACCAGTAGTGCCGCCCAATAAATCGGCCATCGATGTTGCTACGGCTTGACCAAATACCTCAAAATCCGCTGGCAAGTCTGTAACCAAATCCGTGGCCGTAGGCATTTGCCATGAAAACGGTGTTGTTGGATTACTCATGTTTCCTCCTTAGGCCACAATCGTGGCATTGATCCAATCCAATGTTGGATTGATTGTGTTCCATTGCTCTGTTACCGGTACATCATTCCATCGCATGGCTTGCAACGAAAATGAAATCGGTGACACAATCATGGAAAGGCTGACTTGATTATACGCGGCCGAGAATGTCCAGCCTTCAACGAAACCCAAGTAATCTCCAGAATTCATGTTCAATGGCAAATTGGCAATATTGACCGGCATACCCATGAAAACATTGATGAGATCATCCCGATCCGAATCGTCAATTTCTGGGTTTGTAAGCTCAAAAGTAATATTATTGAAATTAAATTCTGGGTTGGCTCTGAGTGACAAGTAGAAATTGGCCTGATCTTCGGCATCGGCTGAATTATGCAAAGTCGTGGTAACAATTTGAGATAACTCACCATAAATGCCAATTGAGGTTATGTCCGATGCAGATTCCTCAGCTGATGATGTTGCACCATATTTGACCGTAATTGAATTTCGGACATCGCCTGCACGCTTTTGAATACTCAAACCCGGTGCCAAAGCATTATTGGCTGTTAAATCAACATATCCATTGGCGGCCAAATAATTGGTTCGATGCGTGCTGTCTGCATAACCGATTTGGCCAAACGAGTTTTCATAGATATAGCCCAATCCAGACGTGGCCAAAGCTGAAACCAATGAATAAACATCTGTCCGTGAGCTTGATCTAGCTGCAAGTTCATAATTGCCCGGCCGATCAATTTCACCGAGTCCAGAATTTTGTGCTGTGGCCCATGTTGTAGCCGCTGGATAAGTTGCCCATGTCAAAGCTTGTGGTACCTCTTGCCATGAATCAAACAAAACATATTTCAAGATTTCATAAATCTGATCACCATCAAAATCTTTGCTTAACACTCCATCGGTCAAGGCTTTTGGCAATCTGGCCAATGCACCCAAAGCAATGATTTTGATGCGCTGTGCATAGGCAACCGATCCAACCTCAGCAACGGAAATGCCAACCTCAACAACCGAGCCGCCAAAGATCGGCACAAATGTAGCTGTGGAATCTTGCAATTCGATTGTAAGTGAATCATTGATATTAATGACCACATTTGATTGATTTAGGTTAATCAGCTCCAAATTTGTATAGCCGGCTTGTGCCTGCTCATAAATATTTGTTCGACCGCTTGTAATAGTAAGGTTGGCCAAAATTGCTGTTTGGTATTCCACGCCACCAATGATGACTTTCCAAACCGGGTTAAATATGCTCATGTAAATTGCAAGCTGTTTGCGCCGCCTGTACCGCGATAGAAGCTATTGTTTAAAACATTGATGATGCTGCGAGCTGTGCCTTCTGGATCAATGGCACCGGTTACATTCAGATTGATTGTGGTGTTGCCGCCACCCAAACGGTTGTTTGGCGTAATCATGCCGCTTGAATTAGGCGTAAAAAGCTCTGGGCCACGCTCTCCGACAAGGTATGAGGTACCGGATCGAACAGGCCCACCAGCAGCTTTACCGCCGCCAAATGCGCCAATTATTGATCCGATTGCTCCAGCTTGACCCAAAAATATACCTTTGTTTCTATTGATCAAATTGACAATATTTGTCATTTGAGAGTAAGCCTGATTGAGAAAACCAACCAATTGTGAAAAACCAACAATTAAAGTGGAAACCAGTACGGCTATGCCTTGCAAAGCAAGTTTGAAATTATTGCCCATCAATGGTGCAAGGTAAGTTTTCACAAACTCCCACAAAGCCCGGAATCCGTCATTTAACGGCTTTAATTCTGTGGCATTTTCAGTAATCGCTTTTTTGATTGTGTCGAAAGCAAATCTCAATCCTTCAAGAATTGGCGTAACAACAGCTCCAATTGCTGGAATTACATCGTTATATAAGAAACTCCACCAAGCCTTGAAAATTGGCAAAACATCATCCCGGATCACTTTGAAAATGGTGCCAAATGCTGGCCCCAAAGTTTTGCCCAAAGTGTCTGCAAACGCTGATATAGCTGGGATGCCTTTATCAACAAATGAGCTGATCAATGGTGTAATGGCATCCAAAACATACGCGCCCACAGTTTCTTTTGCTTCATCAAATGCAACGTTTAATCGGAGCATTTTGCCTGCAAATGTGTCGGCTTGAATCGATGCCTGATCAGCAAACGTCTTAGACAAGACCATCATTGCACCATCAAAATCTTTTGTCTTGATAATGTTTTCATCTAGTGGAATACCAAGCTTTTTCAAAGCTGCAAAATTCCCGTCAAAAGCTTTGGAAATTGCCTCGCTTACGGCGGTTAAACTTTTTCCCGAACCGGCGGCAACATCAAGTGCAATTTGTTGCAATCTTTGCGCTTCGGTCACATCTTTTGTTGATCTGATTAACCTGTCTAGCGATGGCCTTAATTCATCATCTGTAATGCCCGTTGCTAAAGCTGTTTTTGTTATGTAATCCTCAGTAGCGGCAATTTGGGCATTTGTTGCACCGGTAACGTTTCGCAATGTGGTGGCCAATTTGGCCTGAGCGGCTTCATCCTCAATAGCAGCTTTCACGCCATCAATGAGCAATTTTCCGGCATAGGCAGCTGCGGCTGCTCCAGCTGCGGCAAATGCCAATCCGGCTTTTTTGCTGAAATCACCGAGCTTTGATCCAAAGCCTTCAACCTCACCCGATCCAGCGGTTAAATTCTTTTTGAGGTTATCAATATCAGCAAGAATGGAGAGCTTGAGTGTCCGTGATCCGCCTAGTGCCATTTCACCACTCCTTCAAAATCTTTGAAAATGCTGCTTCCCATTGAGCGATGATCTGAGGTTGTTCAGCTCTCAATGTTGGGTAGATAAAGTATCCTCTGGATCCACGGCCTTCACGGCCAGACCACACCGGAAATTGTTTAAATTTATTTGATCCAAATTCAAAACCGCCCCAAAGCATCTGGGTTGTACCACCACCGCTAAATTTCTGAGATACAAAACCAAATGACAATTCGCCAACCTTCGATGATTTACTTACGCGCGAACCTGCCGCAATGCGTGAGGCTGCCTCATTTGGCCGGCTGTTAGCTGCCGAAACAATTATGACTTTCAGAAAAGTGGAAAATCCATTTGAGACTTTTTAGGC